TGGTTCTGTGTCCGTTTTTAAAGGTCTTTTTTAAACCAGTGAACATGGTTGAAGCGGCACCGTTTGTGTGTTTGTTCAACCAACTATGTTTGTCCGCAACCTGGTCAGCCATCTTTTTCGTTGCATCGACAGACCATTTTTTCATGTCATTGAACTTATCCTTGGCGGCGTTAGCCATCTTCTTGGCGTGATCGCTGACGCCTTTTTTCATATCACCGAATTTATCTTTAATTCCACCAGCGAATTTTTTAACGCCGTCAGTGATCCCATTCCAAATCCCTTTAAACCACTTACCCATACTGCCAAAAATTTTCTTGATATTGGACCATATTCCATTAACAAAATCTCTGAATTTCTCATTATGCTTATATAGGGCAACGAATCCGGTCACTAAGAGTCCGACTGCAGTGATAATGAGTCCGATGGGATTCGCTTTCAAGGCAAGGTTCAATGCTTTTTGAGCGAACGTCCAAGCCTTGGTAGCACTGGTAATAATTTTTTGTCCAGCTGCAATGGCTACCGCTTTTGCTTTTGTCAGGAAACTTTTACTTAAGGATCCGACCCATTTAGCTGAGTCTTTGGCTGCCGATCCGACGCCTTTAATACTAGAAGTAATCGCTGTGCCCGACCACTTGCCAATGCCTTTGATTCCTTTGCCGAGCCCTGTGACCGCTTTATGGCCAATCGTGCTTTCACTCCGCATGTAGGCAATTGATTTTGAGGTAGCTGAGAATCCTTTACCGGCAAGCGACAGTGCCGGATTAAGCAGACTCATTGCCTTGTTCATCAGCAACATGCCTGTGGCTAGTTCCGCAAACTGCTTCGGATGCTCCGCAATGAGGTTAAGCACCGGCTTTAGCACCTTATTCAACGTCTTCGCTGTTTCTGATACGGCCGGTCCTACTTTCTTAAAGGTATCGGCGAATGTTGTGGCGAACGCTCCGGCTTGCTCCTTGGCTTTATTGAAGAACTTTACGATGTCTCCTGCGTGATCCGCAATGAAGTTGCTGAATCGTGTGATGCCCTTGGTCAACGCGTTAACGGCCGCATCTGCAGTATGGGTCGCTCCCTTGGAGCCAAACACCTTACCAAACGCATTCAAAATGGTCGTCATGCCCTTGGAGGCTGCGTCGCCCATCTTTGAAAATTCTTTCTCAGTCGTTCCACTGCTTACCCATTTTGACATCACGCCAAACAAATCAGCCTGAGCCTTCTGAAATGGTTTTTGAAAGGCACCGATCAGTGCCGGCACTCTTGATTTCACAATACGTTCCATACCGGGTAGAGTCTTCATCATGTTTTCAGAAGCTTTGGCGTACTTGTCGCCTAAAGACTCCATAACTGCTTCAGCGTCTTTTGCACTGATCTTGCCGGCAGACATTTCTTTTCGCAATTCAGCCATCGTCAGCTTGCTATTTTTTTGAACTTTACGTTCGTACTCTAACAGCTGTTCCCCATACATTGGCAGCTGATCGGTGATGTTATTAAAGTCCTCAAGCTGCATCATGCCCGAGCCTAACATGTGTGTGAAGTTTAGGCCTAACCGTTGCAAATCAGCAGCACTCATGCCGAGCGTATCGCCTAACGTCAAAACGGATTTCGTCAGCTTTTCCGTTCTCGGCTGGTTTTCAAACACGTGATAGAACTGTTGATCCAGTTCATTCACAAGATCCGCGGATTGGCCAAAGGCCACAGACATCTGATTGACGCTGTCCACCATGGCCTTGCCTTTTTTTGCTGAGTCCGTAAGGGTTTTCCAGGTTGCGTTCATGACCTGCTGTTGTTTGTTATATTCAGATCCTGCCTCTCCCGCCTGATGGAGTGCAGAGGTGATTCGGGTAAACCCGGCAATAATCCCACTCGCAACGAGGTTGGCTCCAATCAGTTTGGCAAAGATACCTCGGGTCTTCTCGGCACGTGTCGAGAGTCCATCCAAACTTTTTGAAATCGAAGAAAAAGAAAAGCGAGGCTTCTTGGCCATCGCTTCATTCAAATCGTTAAATTCATTTTTGGTGTGTCCGATCTTTCCCGCCAGTTCATTCACACGAATGGCCTGTTGCCGGTATTCACGAGAGTTTTCACCGGATTCAGTCTTAATCCGTTCAAGCAGTGTCTGCTCTTTACTCTGAATCTCGGTCAGCTGTTCAATCTCTGCCCGCAGTCCCTTAGCTTTCGCCTGATTCGCTTCCTGCTCTTTTCCTTGAGCCCGGTACATCTTCACCGTCGATTCCATCTCACGTTGGAGAAGGGAGAGTTCCTGCTTATTATCGCGAATGCCGGTCTTCTCAAATTCGTACATACGGCCGGCTTTCTGCTGTTGCTCAACCAATGAAGCCAGTTTGTTGGCATTCAAATTGATCTGTGCGGTGAGTTTATCGTAAGAGGCTGCGTTCTCAGATGTCCGTTGACCCATCGCCTTCAGTTGGCTCCGTTGTTCATCGACAACGTTGTTCTGCCGCTTGATCGATTCAGTCAGACCATCATATTTCGATTTGGCAGCCCCGACATGGTCACCCAGTTGATTAAAGATCGCAAATTGTGCCCGCCATTGCGTAGTTGCCGCACGTACGCTGTTCTGCATTGCTTTTAAGCCGACTGATACCTTGCTGTCGTCCAGTCCGACATGCACAACGAGATTGGCAATTGCTTGAGCATTTAATGATCCTGCCATGGTTTCACCCCCTTCTTGATCAGATCAGCAACAGAAATCTTATCTTGTTTCTCTGTGAACAGCTCACAGAGCTCGTAATAATCTGATTCATCAACGTCGTTCAGCGTCCAGCCAAATAATTCCTTGATGAGACCCTTTTTTAACTTTCGAATCCCCTCAAGAGCCTCATCAAGACTTACTTTTTTCCTTCCGCTGCACCTTCATCATCAATGTGCAAAATACCGTTGATCAGCTTGAAAAGCAGGGATTGAAAGTCATCGTAAAGCAGATTGTCTTTCAGAAAATCAACGGTAATCGTCTCACTGTTAACCATGTCAGCAATGTACTCCGCAACCGCATTAAGGTTGTCAAGATTAGATTGGATGGTTTCCGTGATCGATGGCATTGCCGATGCATTGAGTTCCTCTGCATCAAAACTCTTGGCCGCTTCATCTGCTTTTCCTGCAAGACTCAGGAATTTCTTCTGAATAATATAGGTCTTTTCCACATTGCGTACTGTTTCTTTTACGGTGTACTCTTTACCTTTGATGCGAACTCTAACGGACATTTCATTTCACCTCATCATAAAAAATTAGCTTCCGGAAATAATTCCAGAAGCAATCAATGCTGTTACAATTTGTTCAGCGGTTGCAGTTGCTGGGTCAATATGGGCAGCTTGCTTTACCATTCCCGCGGTATCCGTAGTTGATGGACCCAGGTTGATGGTTGTTCCATCTTTAGTGATTTTCCCTGATCCTTGAAAGGCAAGCTCTCCGCCAATGACTAAGCGGCTTCCACTTTGATCGCTATAATTTTTAGTCGTATTCAATGGCAATTAGATCATCCCCCTCATTAAGCTGCTGTGACTGTAACATTGGCAATGGCTTTCTTCGTGTTATCGGCACTAGATGTGGCAGTAATTGTTACTGTACCAGCGGCCACCCCGGTAACTTTTCCTGTTGAATCAACGGTTGCGATCGCTTGAGCAGAGCTTGTCCAATCGATATTCTTGTCTGTGGCATTTGCCGGAAGAACTGTAGCCGCCAGTTGAACCGTGGAGCTGACCGCAACGGATGCTGTCGTTTTATCCAAGAACACACCTTCAACCGGTACGTTTACCGCTGTCGTTCCTGGGAACACCAATCCTTGCCAGTTCGTCAGCGAGAATTCCGAATCAGCTTCATAACCTTCAGAATAGACAAGGCTGTCAGAAAGCCGTGTAACAGCCGTGAAGGTCAATGCATCCGTTGAATCTGTTTCCTGTGCTTGGTTTGTTTGTGGGTTGCGGTCTGGATAACCGAATTGTCCCTTAACCAAAGCAAGAAAGGCTTGTTTACCGTCGGAATCATGGCTCATTGCTTCAATAGAGCAGTAAGGAGCTACAGTATCCTTGGTCAATTGATAGATACCGTTTATTTTTTTTGCTCCGGTAATCTTGTTAACCAAATCAAACGGAAGGTTTAGAGCAGTAAGAGCAGCGGTAACTGCTCCTGTCCCTTTTCCTGCAATACGAACTACTTGGTCACCGCCATACTGCGGTGTTGTCCCGTAATTCAAGTTCTGGATGTTCAACCCCTGGGGACCACCGCTTTTTGCCAAGACCGTATAAATATTTTCCGGTTCAATCGTTTCATCTTTGAAACTGTTATAAATACCAATTCGTAGTCGTTCAAAACCAACTAACATAGTCGCTCACACTCCTAATTCTTGTTTTGAATACTGCATCGTAAAAAACAGCTCCGATGTATCGGGATCTTCATCGATTCCGCCATCGTAGCTGTTAAACCACTGATTATCTTCCAGTACTTGATTCATTTGTTTTTGAAATTCGTCGATCACATCATGATCCGGACTGAACCATGCTTGAATCTGCACAGTACGGTATCTTCCTTGTGCATGATTCCCACCAAAATTGGTAAAAGGAGCACGCACATCGGTGACGAGTAAACACTCGGCATTATCTTGCATCTCCTTTGGGAGATTAAAAGACTTCATGTTTTCAGAAGGAATGATCTGCGTCAGTTCAGATGAGCCACGCAGAAGATCCCGTACCTGATTCGGCGAGGACATAGGCATCACTCCTTGAGTACGTCATACATCGCTTGTTTCATGGCACCTTGTGCCTGGTCAAAGCTGTGTTCCATGAAGTGCAGACCTTGGACTTGTTTCGTTCCATTGTTAGCCGTTTTGATCGAAGTGGTCGTTGCTCTTTTCTTCCCCACGGCCTTGCCTTTTTTACGAATTTCATAATGATAACCTGCAGTTGTCTGATGCCCATTATTGAGGAAACGCCCATAATATCCATCCTCAGCAAAACCGACATCTGTGGAACCATCCGGATATTGATTAGGTTTATAGGTCACCGTATCCCTCAAGTGCTTCCCTGTCTTTTTCTTTTCATCATAGGGAATATTTGGCTTCAGATGATCAATGAATACGTCAGCGGCCGCGTTAACCGCTTGGACACGTTTCTCTTTTGGAATGATCATCTTGTCTAAATTCTTGAAGAAATCATCCATGCCGGTAATCTCTGTATCAACCATTTTTACCCACCTTCTTCAATGTGACTGTGTCATATCCAATTGGATTAGCGGATTCATCCGGATTGACGTTCAGGAGGTTGTAGGTAACTCCGTCCAGTGTCGCCTGCAGGCTATCGTTTACCGCAGGGTTATGACGAATAACGACCGTTACCGTGTCCTGGTACTCCGTACCGATCAGCGAATAGGTTTGGCTCAATGATCGCACCCACTTCTTACACCAAACGGAGAACTGTGGAACAAAAGTTGGCTTATTCACACCGCTTGGCAATTCAATCGACTGAACCGTGCCAAAGGTAATCCGCTTATTCAGTTCCGATGGATCCCGAATCAGCGCCACTATCATCACCGCCCCACATCATGCCTCGTAGTGAATTAATAATCATCTCAACCCCATAAGGAAGAACGGCCATTGGCACCTGTGTCACCGCCAGACGATTAAAGAACCAACTTCCAGCTAGCAGTGAGACGGCTCGGACAAACATAGGACGCTCATAATATTGAGCTGTCTCAATGGTTGAATCCACACTATGCATGATCACGTCCTCTGCTTGCTCAACAAGCTGACCGAGATATGCGGCGTCGCTTTCTGCATCGATACGTAGATCATCCTTCATCTGTTCAACCAGACTGTCCGTATCACTTGGCGTTTTACGTTCTGTCATCAGGATCACCGCCGATCATGCGAATTTCAGGGTGACGAACTTGCCGGCATCCGGATCGGCTTTTTTGAAATCGGCACGGAAGTACACGTAGAAGTTCACGCCGTAGACATCGTTTTGTACCCACTTCGCTGTTGCATCGGTTCGCATCGCTTCTAGTACAAATGACTTCGGATCACCCACAAACACTTTAGAATCACCGGCTGCACCCAGCACCTCATCTTCGACAATCGTTACTGGAGCACCAAGAATGATCTTACCGGACGATGCAGTGATCGAGTCCTGAAGCAGGTATCGGCCATTACCATCTTTCAGCTTATCCAAGACTGCATAAGCCGATTGCGAGACAATGAACTGTTTCGAATAGCCGATTGGGATCTGCACATTGAAAATGTCTTTAATTTCGTCGAGTGAAGTAGCTGGTAAAGCCGTAGCTGTTGCCAGTACGCCGCCAATCTTTCGTTGTTCCGTCAAATTGCGAGCATCATGAACAAACTCAGATACAAGTGCGTCAATATTCACCTGTCCATCGTCCAGGGACTCCTGAGAAACCGGAAGCTTACCGCTATACGTTTGCACCTGGTAAGGCACCGGAATAAACTGAGGAGCGTCAATGCCCGGCACATTGGCCAGTTCTTCTTTTGTGACGAGCCCCGCCCCTTGCTTTTTCAGAATTGGCAACGTACCGGCAGGAAGTGAAACGGTCTGCTTGTTGACGAGTGTCGACAGCTGATTTGTTTTCGGTGGCTGTTTGTACAAATCCATAACCGCTTTTGGAATCGTGACTTCGGTGCCTGTCGTTGTCAGACCGTCACGAGTTTCACCACGCGAACGCATATATTGATCAAACGCTCTGACTTCTTCATCAGCATTTTTGTTAGACACGGTTCGCGTATTCGGAACCACGCTGATAGAAGGAAGCTTACCTTTAAGGGAGCGAGTTTCCGCCTGTTGGTGTGGATCGTTTCGTTCTGTATTCGTCGGATCTGTCTCCGTATCTGCCGATTCATCATCGTTGGTTTCCGTCAATCCACATGCCTCCGCCAACGTCGCAATGTCTTTGTCCAGTTTATCAATATCGCTCTGCAGTGTCTTGCAGGCATCCACGCACGCCTGCATATCGCCCATTTTTGCACCTCCACCATCTGTTAGAGCACGGGTCTCTTTGATCTTCGCTTTCAACTGTGCACGTTTTTCATTACGTTCTTTTTTGGCTTTTTCGAGCACTTCTTTTAGTGTCATTAATCTAATGCCTCCTCAGCGATTTCCGCTAATTGTAATTGCAACTTGATCTTCTCAAGCTGCTGATTTCTTACCTCATTCTTGTGCTGCTCAAGCGAGCGTGTTGCGGTGACCGTGGTATCGGCATACGCGGGCACGCACGTCAGAGAGATTTCAAACAGCTGGTCGATCTTGCGGACCAGCCGAGTATCCTTGCCTTCCTCGTTTGTGTTCCACTGGTCTTCCGCAACGGTAAAGCCAAAACTCATGCCCTGTACGTTGCCGTTACGGACATTTTCAAAGACATCACTGCCAAGCGTTGTGTGCGGGATCGTGCAGTCAAAGTGCAGTCCCTTTTTATCCACCCTGAGAAGCAGCGTTTTCGTGTCCGTCCGTGCGAGCACATTCGCCCAGTCGTGGTTGTAGAGACAGAACACGTTGCTTAAATCAACCTCATCCAACGCATGGGGATCTATCGTTTCAATAAACCCCAAGTCATTCGACGGTTGATTGAAGGCCAACGCATAACCGCTGACAATGTGCCCGTTCTGTCCATTCTCCCGAACCTCGACCTTGACCGGTACCGAACGAATCTCTTTTTTCTTCGCCAATTTGCCATCACCCCCTTATCGCATTGGCCAGAATTTGCTGGGCTTGGTCTTGCGAGTACAATCCGTTTTTTACTGCTGTACTCATTCGGCCTTCGAGAGCGGAACCGTCCGGGTCAATCGCCGGTTCAATGTCGAGACCAAAGCTTTGACCTGGCAGACAAAGTTTGCTGGTCAATTCACTGGTAACTGGGTTGGTGTACCGCGTCAGGCACGTCGCATAAAGTCCGCGGATCTGATCAATATTGCTGTGTTCGGATTCCGCATCCAACATGTCCTTCGGCACCGCAAACACTTTGGCAATCTGTTGCCGCGTCCAATCGACACCGGACAGAATCTTGAGAACATCCGCATCGATTCCTGACGAAGAATCGTAAGTCATGGTACTGTCAAGCACCAAGAGACGGCCGGCATTAACACCCGTATTGGCTTTCTCAAATTCTGTACGGATGTTGTCCTTAGCTTCTTTGTCAAGCAGCCCTTTTGCCACTGTCAACCTGCCGCTTGGGTTGATGCTTTGCATGAGTGTCGTCATCAGCAGCTTATCGGTTTGATTCTGCAGTTTCACTTCACTGGCCAGAGCCAGCAGCGGTGAAAGACCGATTACTCCGCCATCTTTCGAGAGCAGCCGAAAGTGCAGCACGTCTTTACTTCTCAATACCACCGGTGAACGTCCATCATTGAAGATGAATTGATAGAACAGCTGCTGACTGTCGTCGGTCATCAGGACATTGGTTTGGGCGTTCGGCACGAATTCAAGTTTCGTTGGTCGCCCGTCATTGGTTCGCCAAATACCGCAGTAGGAGTTCCCATTCAACAGGAGATTCAAGACCACGGATTGCCAAAAGGTAAACGCGTTGGTCAGTTGATTCGGGTGCCTCCCGACTAAATTCAATAAAGGATCATCTTGCAACCCTTTCAAAATGAATCGAGCACTGGACACATCACTGGCAATCAAGTTTGCACAGGAGAAAATGTCCGAATTTCTTAAAGCGGCATCCGTTGAAATCGCATCCGTTGACATGGTTAGCTGTCCGTTGCTGTTAAACCCAAGAAAGACGTTCCCGCCACCGCTACCAAGGTTCTGCATCCGTTGTTCCCCGCGTTTTCCAAAGAGCATCGCTTATCACCTCCCACCCGGTGACTTACCGTCAGAAAGAACAGCCACTACCATAAGGGCAACGGATAAGGCAAAAAGTCCCGCAGTTTGGTTGATACAGAACGTGGCGTAAACAAAAACACCTAGCCCAATGAGAAAGAGCAAGGTGTGCACATTCGATAGAATAAAGGTTGTTAGTTTCGTTAAGTTCAAGGTTTCATCCACCCCCTTTAAAAACTGAATCGATTACTTTTAAAAAAGTCATTGAGGTCATCATCACTCATGCGATCTAATTCGCTCTTGCCAGCTTCATCCTCAAAATAGAACATCGCCTGATAATGTGCGTCCATCGCAGCATCGACAACATCAATACGTTCGGTATTTTTGTCCTTGTCGATCTTGATCCCATTGTTATCCGTCAAGATGACCGCATTCGCAAACGCGACCTCCATGATACGATCCGGATCATGCGTGATGTTTCCCGATAAGACTTTCAATCTAAAATCTCGTGTTGGCGAATTAAGCGACTTAGTCCCTTGACGGATAGCCACGAGATTCCACTCTGTATTGTTTTCAATCATCTTGATGATCTTGTCAGCATGCCATTGATCGTAGAGAAAACCCAAGACCTTAAGCCCGTTTTTCTCAACGTAAGTCATGATCCAATCGTATACTTGGCCATCATTGATGATCCCGCTCTTTTCTTTCGTGATCGTGCACTCGCCTTTCTTTTCGAGTTCACGGTACGGGATATTGTCCATCTTTTCTTTTTCCTCAATACCGCCTGCATACCGCGTTGGCACAAAGGAATGTTGCCTAATATGAAACATCTGCTGACCGTCATCGGAAAGATAGGGGAATTCAAAAACAATCCCCACATCGTCATTAGACATTGACACATCAAGGCCAATGAAGACGTCACGACCAGTACTATCAAACCCAGATCGTTCCGTCGCTTTCCAACTCTTCGCATCCATGTACGAGTTTTCTTTGGCCGACATCCATAGATTCATATTTTTAACAAGAAACGCATTGACCCGTCCAGTCGCAATTGCCTGATCACGTTCGCTGATAATGCCCTTGGTGAGTGATCGCCGTTTCGGTGGAAAAGCCATCAGCGGATTTGATTTCTCCCAGCTGGTCGGATCATTCATTTCTTCCGAATCATCCTGCTCAAAAACAGCAGCAAAATAATCGTCCATCTGCAGTTGACCATCTAGCACCTTACTGATCATCACATATTCCTCATAAAGTGGAACTTTCAAATCAGTTCCGGCTGTTGACGACTGCAGAAGTAACGCTTCCTCATTAGCAACCATGCCGGAACTCACCTTTGAGAGAAACGAACGATCCGTGCATTGATGCGTTTCGTCCAGACAAGCCAAAGTCGCGTGAATGGAGTCAATGCCCTTCGTATCGGTTGAGATCCGTTTGATGAACGTTCCGGATTTTTTGATGCGGATCTCATTAAACAAAACGTCCGCGACTTTATTAACTTCCGGATCCATACTTTTCAGCTTCTCAATCGTTAAGCTGTTGTACTGAAACAAGCGGTCTGCCTGATCGATGCTGTTAGCTCCACATACAATCTGTCGGTTATTCTTTGGCGTTCCAAAAAAGAAGTCGTACACGCATAGCCACGAATCAATCTGTGTTTTACTGTTGGTTCGAGCCATACTGATCAAGCCTTTTTTCCAACGCTTACCACCATCTTTTCGTCGCCAAGCGTGAATCATACACACCAGCCATTTTTGAAACGGCATCGGTGTGATGCGTTCGCCTGTATCAATATCCGGAAGAAACGAAATAAATTGGACGATCTTATCAGCGATTGCCTCATCATAGAAGTAGGGAAAATCATCATCCTTCACACGCTTCAAATCATTAAGATGCCGCTGGCACGCTTGTTGAATCTTTTTACAGGCAAGGATTTTTCCCTGCAACACGTCACGGCAATATTGTGTCCCTGCATCCATTAAGCACCACCGCCAAACATTTGAAAGAAGCCGGATGGTTCTTCATTATCCTTTTTCTTTGTGGGCAACATGCTTGATCGTGAAGCATAGGTCAAACCCAACTCTCGGGCACACTGTTTAATTTGTACCGAAGATTCTTTCATGACCGTAAATGCCGGATTCTTATGTATACCATCCGGAGCGATACCTTGCTTTTTCACATCACGAGTCGCCCGAATCCACGTATCATAAAAGGTGCACATCAATTCTAGAACAGATTGATCGATCTCTTTCAGTAAATGAAGTTGCTTGAGTTGCGGCACCAATTTTTTCCACAGTTTTTTCCCATAGGTCGGAATATACGCAGGCGGATCATCAGGCAAATCATCCAGAACGCTCATCTGTTCTTCAATGGATTCCAGTTCCTCGCGTTCTTCCGGACGCACATATGATTTTCTGCCGTCAATTGGTTTCAAACGTCGTCCGCCTTGGTTGTTTGAACCCTTCGGAGCCCCCATTTTTTGCCCTCCCCCAAAAAATTTTAGAAAAAACACTTTTATACACACGCGAACACCTAGCTACATCGTTCCTCCCTAAGAGGATGAGGCCCCCCGTCAAAATTATTTTTCACTCATAGTCTCTTCAATTGCATTGATAACATTGGATATTCGGTCAATGACCATGTCATTTGGTCCTAATACATTGACCCCTGACTTCCTCAGTTGGATTAATTGATCCAAATAGTTCAATTGAGCATCAAATTTGTTTTTATTCAACGCTTTTCGCCTTCTTTTTAGCCTGTATTGCCTTCCACTTCTCTGCCTTGGTCTTCCGGTTGTGACAAGTCGGGCATAGATACTGAAGGTTCGTCACGTCGAGTCTTGAATCCCAATTCTGTTTCAGCGGTTTGATGTGATCGACGATCTTCCCTTGTCGGATCCGTCCATACTTCAAGCAGCTCTCACACAATCCATTCGCTCGAGCCACCACATAACCCCTTGTCTTCTTCCATGCAGTTGATTTATAAAACTCCGTGAACAGAGCATTATCATCGCTGTATCGTTGCTTGTTATATTGTCGATCACGAATCTTCTTCCGCACATCGTTGCCGTTACTTGTGGTTCGTTTAACGGTCATCGAATGTTTTTCGCAATAATACTGACTGGTCGGAATCAATTCATGACACGTTGGATAATGGCATTGTCTAAGTCGTGGCACGTAATCACCTCAGTATCCAAACGGTCCAATACGCCTAATCCTTTTCTCCATATAAGCAAAACGTTGATCAAACGTTTTGACCTTATCTTGAAATCTCATCCGTTTAATTAGGGACACCGCATTAGTCAAGTCATCTGTACTCATACCGTTGTTCTCTGCAAATTCCGCAATCATTTGTGCATGCTTAAGTGATCTGGCTATTGGTTTAATCATGATCCTCGCCCTCCAGTCCAGCTGCAGTAATGCTCCAGCCACCAGGTAAAACAGCAATCTTATTTTCAGGAAACACTTTTCTGAAACGTGCTTCGATATCATCGATCTGTAATTTGGAGATATTCCCCAGATAATTTGTATAGACGACAATCACATCATCTCGATGAACAATCATCCGGCCAACATCGACGATTGGCAATCCTGCCTTGTCCAGTTCATTCAATGCGTGTGTCGTTTCCTTTGCTTCGCGACGCAATGCTTTCATGGCTTTTAGAACATCACTGCAGTCAGCACCGATTTTCACTGTTAAATCATTTGGCTTGCTCTGATCGGCTTTTGATTTTGCTTCCTGCAACGCATCAATATAAGTCTTGCGTGCTTCATCGGGCATCGATTCTTTTTCGATATAACCGCGATTGTCTTTTGCCATCCCTGCACAACCTCCTTAAATTTGGGCATAAAAAATAGAGCACCGTTTGAGTGCTCATAACGTATTCAATATATATATGACAATTCGTAAGACAAAAATTATTGATTCGTTTCCTGATTCTTAATCCACTCATCAATTCGTTCTTTCGAAAACATTATTTGACTTCTTACTCGCCAATGCGGAATCTCTTTGTTCCTTACCATCGTGTAGATTGTGGAACGGCTGACGCCAATGTACTCTGCACATTCAACTGTAGTCATCCGATCATGGTTAATCATGCTTTTATTTCTCGTGAAATGCTTAAAACTTTCTGTTTTTTTATCCATTCATCAATCGATGTTTTGGAAAAACGAATTTCATGTCCAATATGCCAATGTGGAATTTCTTTTTTCCTAACCTTCCTATAAATAGTTTCACGGTGACAGCCAGTATACCCCGTAGCTTCTTTAGCATTACGCTCTCCATCATTCATGTTACCAACTCCATTTATCCATAATAGAGATTTTTCCACAGATAGTAGAGATAGTCCTGCTATAAAAAAGTTTTTAGAATTGAAAAAGGGTGGTTTAACTAATTACCTTGACTCGTATTCTCTTGAAACTTCTCTGAGTTCTGTCAGTTCTTTTCTACTGTACTTCTTACCTCTCTCTTTAAGGTAAGACTTTAAATCTTTTTCATCAAAATTTTCAAGATTAAATATTTGTATTTTATATTGATTAAAAAAGTCAATGAGTGGCGTTACATAAACCATTTGCTCTTTATTATCGTAAATATCAATTTCTCCCAATTCAATATAATCCACTGTCTCATTGTTAAGCAAAGAAAAAATATTTACTTTTTTTAGTTGTTCTCCAATTACATCAATTATTTTTGATAACGTACTCGAATCAGAATAAGTACTTATTCTAACAATGTTCTTTAAACTAACTTTTGCGTTGTACTTGCTATCACCAACTAAGATCCATCCATAACAAGATAGTATGTCCTTGAATTTTGAAAATAACTTGATGGATGAATTCTTGTATGGCTTAATGACGAAACCGTTTTTTTCAAAATTGCAATGAACAATCATGACATTAATGTCGTCAAAAATAAAATTAAGTCTGTCAACAATAGAAGTAATAAAATTGTGTTCATATATCATTGATATTGTTTTAGAGTCAATAAAACCATCTCTCTTTAAATAGTCTAAAGTTTGAAGATCATTTCTTTTTCTGAGCCATTTGACAATATTACGGGTTACTACAAACTCACTTTCCCTATTCTCCTCAACATACTCACCTATTGCACAATCACATTTTTCTGCTTCAACCAAAAGTGAATTGATTAAGTCCATTCTATCTTCTACGCTACGGTCACTTTTGTAATCCTCAATTATATCTTTAATTTTTTCTCCTATTTCTAGATATGGATTGACTAAGTCATTTGTAATTAGTATTTCATAATTGTTAACTTGACTATCCCAATTTTCGATTTTTTTTAGAATACCTGGATAATAATGCGTAACCTGCTTATTCCATGCAAGCCTTTCCGCTTCTTTTTGAAGCTGTGATCTTGTTTTTCCCCTTCTTAATTCTATGGAAGGGAATTCATCGATGCAAGTACTACCGACGTTCATCTTTTTTCCATTGATTTTATTTCGAATATTAAATACCCATTTGTTATTTGGTTGATTACAAAGTGAGCAATGTTTTCTCTTTGATTCGTCCTCAATAATTTCAACAGGATTATTACCGCCAATCCATTCATCTTTACAAAGATTGACTACGCCTTGTAACATTTCATTTAAAGTATTAGTCTCATCATCATCAAGTTTTTCTAATTCAAGATCTATTTCATCAGCACTTTTATCCAAGTTTTTTACCATGAACTCAAATATTTCAGGTAAGTTTCCTTTGCACGACTCACTATTTACAATAAGCGATCTGTTTTTCCTATCTAAAATGAGCTTCCTACATAGCTCGGATAATCCCAATATGCCCCATCCCCCATAGCTAATTTATATAACTATAGTATTCGATTCAATTACCTAAAATACCTTCTGAAATTACATATTTATACAAAAAATGCTAGTTAGTTTCCTTATTTCAATCTTTTTATTTGCTCTTTCCATATATGACTGAACCGTTCCCTTGCTGATCTCCAACAATTCAGCTATTTTGCCATAAGAATAAAGTTCACCTATCGCCAGTATGTACACTTGCCGCTCCTTCTCTGTCAACTCACACAGGACATCTTCGATCTGTTCCTTCTCTGCTTGGCTCAAATCTCCTTTCGGTGCTTTGTGCAGGACTTCATGCCTAACCGCGTCCAGTGTTAACGGATCAGATGGATATAATCGGTTACGTTCCGCATTCATATAATGACTGCCGGGATCCCGTCCTGTCTTGAGCCATCTCACCGCATACCGCATATCTCGAATCATTCTGCCAATGATCTCTTTATCTTCTTCAGACGCCTCAGAATAGGCTTTCTCAGCGATCCGTATAGAGTTCCGATAGTCAATTACCATTCGACTGAAACTGCTCATTCTCCGCCATCTCCTTTTCCAATCACACCCAATTCCTTTAAGGAATTCAGTTCATCACTTCTGTTTCAACGCCCCACCCTTGGTTCTCTTGTAAACGGAGTCATGAGCACCCATCAGTTCCTCAAGTTGCCACTGCTTCATAGGCTTGTCTTTTTTGATCTTTTTGGGTTTGTTCGTTTTCACGTCGTTTCCCCCAATCTCTAATAAATAAAAGAGGCACCTACTCTCGCATCTCTGCAAAAAGTAAGTGCCTCCGTTCTCTCCGGTTAGGCATTATTATTTAATTATCCAAAGATTCTCATGAAAGTAGTTTTAATAATATGGTCATGAAGACAACCGCTTCAAATAATCCTGTCCCTACTATCCAGCATATAATTTCACGACGGTATTTTACATGTTCGTCATGAATTTCTTTAGCCATGTCATCAAATTTCATTGAACTTCACCATCACAATGCAATTATTTTTCAGCAAACAAATGATACTGTGGATGATCCACCTGAGCATGATGACATTTGATTTCTACCGTGCCGAACTCTGGTAGTGGGTACATCACAACTTTTCCCTTACTTACAATATAAATCTTTCCGTCATCCTTTGCATTAACTGTGGCAGATAATGTTTCAGAATCGACTGGGATTTCCGTCTTCTCTATTCTCAACTGGTTTCTTGTCATAATAAATTCATTCCCCTTTGTTCTGTTTATGGGCTAGGAACCAATCTATTTCCCCTGTAGTAAGGTCGAAATTGACTTTGATCATCAACCCAATCAATCAAAGACCAAATTGGCACACACTTTTTCCCAACATTCCGCACACGCGGAAAACCTTGAATGTTCATGATCCGGCTTGCTGTCGGTTGGCTGCATCGGAAAAATTTCATAATGTCATGATAATCGAGCATTGCTGGCCACTGTGAAGCAACCGCATATTTTGCTGATAATTCTTTTACCACTTGCTTGGTAATTTGATTCGACAGCTGATTAATAAATTCTTGATCAATCTCTAATTTGATCATTTGAGACACCATCCTTTGAAGTTTTATTCCCCTCTTCTTCAGATAGATGCCTTAATCCTGCTTCAAAAGTTAACTTCTTTGGCAATGGATAGAAGGTCATTCACAGCATCTGTCTTAGAATACATGTCATCATCAATCAACGTTCGTGCGATGGTTAAAACAGATTTACGAACATATGCATTGTGTTCTAGCATCCATAATCTTTCTGAATCAATTTTCTGTTCACCATATTTTAATGGCTTATCTTGCTGCATCTTGAGAATATGCCGCAGTTCCTTAATTTCCTTGTTCTGCCACTGCTCTCGCTTCATCTGATCAAGAGCCGTATACTTTTCCTGGATCGTTTTCAGTTGACCTCTAAGAGCCTCTATGGTTGCATCCTTAACCTTTTCATCTGCCTGAAACTTTGCTAATGATAACACCGCACCTACATTCTTTTCTTCGATCATTGTAAAACCGCTCTCCTTTCAAGATCGCAAAATTTTCCGTACTCCTTGAGAAACGCCAATTCAATGGTTCCCGTTGGTCCATTCCTTTGTTTACTTACAATCACTTCCGCAATGTTCTGCTTGTCCGTCTGACGGTTGTAATACTCATCCCTGTATAAAAACATGATCACGTCTGCATCCTGCTCAATATTGCCGCTGTCCCTCAAGTCGCTCATCATTGGACGCTTGTCCTGCCGCTGCTCTACTCCGCGTGATAACTGGCACAAGAGCAGGACGGGAATGTTATACTTCCGGGCGATCTGCTTCAGTCCCTTGGTAATGGATCCAATCTCTTGATCACTACGATCAAACTTTCCAAGAGCTTTGACATACCCGAGATAGTCAATAATTAGCAAATGCCTTTGATTCGGATTATCTCTCATGGCTTTCCGGATCACTGATCGGATACTCAAAACTGTTTGAGACGATTCATCATGGATCTTGATGTTCATCTGAGAATAAATACCGATTGCCTTGGTGATCCGTTGAACGTCCTCGTCATTCATCAACCGCTTCGGATTTCGCCACTTACCGTTATTCACACGCCCTATGGCTGATATAGACCGTTGAAGAACTGTTTTCTTTGGCATCTCCATACTGAATAAATCTACTGCCGTGCCCTTCTGTGCGGCCGCGAGAGCCACGTTTATGGCGAATGCTGATTTACCTACAGAAGGACGTGCGGCAACCACAATCAAATCTGAATCCTGCAATCCGTTTGTCATCTCATTGAGTGCGTGTGATCCAGTTGTAATGCCTGACAGGTCACCTTGATCCGTTCCCAGGGATTCCATCAGGTCAACCAATACTTCTTGATCTGATCGCCCCTCACTTGCCGCAGCCGATTCGTTTACAACGCTATCAATCTCTCGGGCTACGTTCGCTAGATTATCTTCATCGGGATTTTGTATAAAGCCGGACATGACCTCTTGCAGTTTTCGCTGCTGGTAGTTGTAATGGACAAGTCTTTGATTCATTTCGAAGTCAGCGGTTGTCGGGATAGAATTAAGCAACTCCATCAGGTAGCCGGTACCGCCGATCTCAGCCAATCTATCTCCGCCTAGTTCTTGAAACACAGTTGCTGGTTCAATGCGTATGCCTCTCTTATCCAAGTCCCTGAAGGCCTTGAATAAGATCTTATGCCGTGCGAAGGTGAAATTTTCGACACTAAGCGTGCATTCGTCAATGAGCTCTGGCTCGCTCAGAATCGATCCGATCACGGTTTGTTCTGCTAATTCGTTCTCTATCTGCATCAAGGACGCCTCCCATCTTCACCCGCTTGAGAAATTCATTGAACCGTTCCCAGTCCGGGGGATTTGCCCTTGCCTGCTCTTCCCAACCCTTTATGTTCTCTTTCTCTTGATCGAAGCCGTCTTTCTCCGGACGGACAAGAATATCACCGGGCAATGGCGGGCGACGTGTGTTGGCTGGGTTGTTCACATAGTCATAAAAACGCTGAAGCGTTGGCTTGAACTCTGCATCCTTGGCTGCATTCTTCCAGACGCCCATGTATGTGGCATCGTTAACCACGTAGGTATACATCCGGGCGATCTGTGTGGTTAATTTTGCTATTTCAGCTGGTGTCATTGGCTTCACCTTCTAGGAATTTATTGATTTCTTGCTGCTCTGCTTCAAGTCTTCTAGGAACAGCGGGAGACGCATTATTCTGCCGCTCCGCTCTTTCATGCTGCTTAGTGATGATCCCAACAAGTTGGACATATTTCTCTCTTAGCTTGCGTGTAGAAAGAATGTTGTTGCACCAAAAAGAATCTTTCTGTGACCACTTGATAACGTATTCTATCTGCTCTTTGGTTCTGTTGTCTTGCTCCATCATGAGACGTATATCGTTTGCCCATGACTCAATGTTTGAAGGATCGTTTGCTGCTGGGTTATTTTGCTTTATGAGATTGGCTAGTAATTTTGCTAACCCCATTTGAGTGTCGTCAAATTTATTTGCACGACGTTTATTCTTTTTCTTTACTTCTTTAGTTCTTACATTCTTGTTAGCTGTTAGTTGCCTGTTAGTCGCCTGTTGATTGCCTGTTGCCTCGTCTGTTGATTCACTTTCCTTTGCCTGATATAATCCCCAATTTACAATGGTTATCAGCCTGTTTTGGTTTGTTGACTGATCTGTTAGAAATCCATATGAACCAAACCTGCTCAAGGCAGTGCGTACATTCTGAATTGAGACACCTTTTCCGCACTTTTCGGCGATTTTAGGCAGACTTGTGATCATCTGTCCCGGCTTCGCCATGAACTTTTCCCCATGGAACTCCCAACTTTTTTCTTCATGGTTTGCCATGCAAAGTAACGTGATTAGAATGGTTTTCTGCTCAGGGGTAGACTCCACCCATATTGGCTTGTCAATCAATTCACGGTATATTTTTATCCAACCTCCGGGCATTGCTATCACCTGATTTCATTTCTGATCGTGATTTTCTGCCGTCACTGTGTTATAATGACGGGCGAAGTATTTCTTTGACATCATCATGAACTTTGCTGAACAGGAATTCCGATACGTTGGTGGGGCCAACGGGTTTTCCATTCTCAGCAAGCCATGTCGTGATGAACTGATCAAAGTATTTATATTGTTTTTTTACCGCTCGTTCGGCTAATTCCGGACGATTTTCTTTTTTAAACACCAACTCTGCAAATACGCAGTAATTAAACAGCTTGGACAATTCATTGGCCGTTCTGATTAGTCCAACCGTCTTGCCTTCTACATACACCGATATCATTTTTCCGTTTGGTCCTGGCTGCTCGCCTACTTTGATGTGCTCAACAATTGGGATCATTGAATTCAACTCCTTAAAATTTTTAGTAGAATCTACTACCTGTATCGCCTGAAGAACCACTTATTATACTTGTCTCATAGACAATTATTCCAAAGTAGATTCATAGACTGTTCTACCTCCTTCTTTGTTCATCGAGCCATTTGAGAAGGAATATCCGTGTTTCACGTGCTGGGAAGTACCATTTCTGGCCAATCTTGTATTTTTTCAATCGGTCATCTCGAAAGAAAGTGTTCTGAACAGTTCCCCAGCTCATGCATGTTCGCTTGCACAATTCCTTCGAATCCCAGTAGACAAGCTCGCCATCGATTTTTTTGAGGTGTTCCTCAACTTTCTGAAGAAACAATTCACGTGTTTCGGATTCATCAATTTCAACACTGACCATGGACATCTTTATCGCCTCCTTTTTTCGTTATACGTTATTAAAAGCACTTGAAAAGAATTTATAACTTAATCACTCAAAGAACATGTTCGACCCCTGCTTTACCTCTGATGAATTTATTTCACCCTTCGAATCCATTTAGGCTTGCGTTTACGCGGTACGACTTTAGCAATCTCACCTGTTTTCTTATTTTGCATGTACTGCCCGGAACCGTCTGAAAAGGATTCAAAGAGTGTCAGATTGCTTTCTTCTGCAAATTGCTCAAACCAGTCTTTTTCTCCTCTTGCTTTTTGGAGATGTCCAAGTGCGACCATCTTCAAAGCAGAATATGAAAATATGGTTTTGTTATTTACATACTCCCAAAGGAATTCAGACAGACCTTCTCTGCCAATTGGCTTGTCCATATCAACCGATTTCAAATAGTTCATGGTGTAAAAGTAATCTTTAATTCCATATTTTTCACCGTCATACGTTTTATCAACCGGAAAAACCTGAATAAATTCACGTGGCGTAAATTGGCCAAGATAATTATCAACCATAAAGATAAAATTCATTGTATCCTCGGCTTCTTTTGCTGAAGGGTTCTTTAGCTCCTTACGGCTGAGCAAATATTTAACAGACAGAATAGCCATTTTCTTTTTTTCTTCACGAGTATAATCATTCTCGCCTTTCTCATAAGCCGCGTTAATCAATCTTCCTAAGGCTCTTAGATAAACGTTGGGTATTCCTTTAACCGGCACGCTTTTCAAATTGACATCCCCTCTCAGTAAACTGAATTATCGTCACGATCACTTTCTACTCCAGTTTCGTCTGTGATCTCTTCCATCAGATTTGTAATTTGTGTTTCTGCAAAATCGATGGTATTGCTTAACCATTCCTCACGGCTCACGATGTCTGATACTTCACCCTCAGAACTAATTGTCTTAATGACAAGGAGGCCTTTTTTGGATCTCATGCACTCCATATCTTCGCTGAGCTGATCAAGACGATTTTGGATCTTTTTAAGAAGCTGATGATTCATTTGTTTCTTCCGCCTTTCGATAGTTAACTGTATAATTTTTATTTGCACCTTTGATCTGAGTCGGATAACCTTGATCATCAAGCCACTGGCTGACCTTTGTGACAACCGACGGGGCGTACTTCTCAACCGTTCCCTGCCACCCATCACGGCTTTGTAGGAACGTCTTTGATTCATTATCGAGAACATCAATATAGCCCTTTATAAGCTGACTCACAGCCGTTGTTGCAGGTTTGCCTGTTTTGGTGTACATGCCTAACTCGCGTGCAATCTGAGCCGTGTCCAAATACTTTTCTTGCGATGCAACCGGAAAAGGTAAATCAATTCCTCCAGTTTTATAAATGGATTTGATTGTGGCTGCCTTTACTTCAGGTGAGAGCCCCAATGCATCCATGTAAGGACCGACAATTTTCACTGTGTTATTGAGACTGCCTATTGGGGCTTTGATTGCCTTTACTCTCGCTCTCTTTGGAGTTGCTTCTTCGAGATTTAACAGATAAGTTCGCACTTGTTTGGCAACCTCGCTGTCACGGAGCATCATCCCCATCCGGAGAACGGCCCGACGAGGGATGATGGTTAAACTACCGGCACGGCTGCTTATCTGACTCTCCTTCTTAAAGGAGGAGAGTTCATCACCCGTTAAAACTCTTAAACCGTCCGATTCCAGTTCATCTTTATTGTCAAAAATTAAGCTCTCAATAGTCTTATCGCTTACTTCAAAATACTCGGCTGCCAGCTGAATAGTAATGTGAAGATCATCTGGCAACATGACCAGTCCTTTCACCTTGTCCAATACTTCTGTGTGTCTGATCACCGACTCACGCAATGATTTACTTTCGATAAATGCATCTGATTTGGTCATTTTGCTGCCCCTCTCTTTCGTCTTCAAGTTTAATGTCTAGCATTTCAGCAATCCGTTTCTTCTGTGCTTCTGCCTTTCTGTTTCCGCGGAGTATATCAGATAGATATGCATTGGTAATTCCTAAATCATCGGCGAGTGAACGCATTGATTTGTCTTTTTCCAACAGCTTGATTCGCACCGCCATGCCAAAGTTTGTCATTTTGTGACCTCCCATTTTAGATTATAAGTTGATATTTTTATCTCTTATACATTTACACAAATGAGATAATATGCTAATATATAAGCGTAGAAATAGTAAGCAAACACATTATTTCCTAGGTCCGCCAAGACTTTATTAGGTTATTATGTTTGCTTTTCGTATCAGCTTACAGGATTAGTATAACGGCTAATAATCTGTTTGTCAAACCAATAAGCAGATTATTGTCTCACCTGTAAGCAAAAAATAGTTGTGAATGGGTGATATAATGCCGCTAGTTGAAAAAATTAAAGAACTCGCGAAAATCAAAGGTACTACGATTGCTGAACTCGAACGAAAGCTTGATTTCGGTAACAGTACTATACGAAAATGGTCAACCCAATCTCCCTCTGTGGAAAGGCTTCAAAAAGTTGCTGACTATTTTAATGTACCAATTGACTATTTACTGAATGACGATTTTTCAGCAGCAAATGAATCAAAATCGTGGTTACGTGCCGATCCAGATCTCTCTAAAGAAGAGCAACTAACCATTGCCTCTGAAATGGCCGACTATTACGAAATGCGTAAAAGAAGATATTTAGAGCGTCAAAAGAGGAAGTGACGATGTGTGAATATTAATCGAAAAAAAGAAGTGATTTTAGTAGCTTATTCAATATTTCAAATGTTTCCGATCAGAAATCCATTACGATACAATCCACAAGTTACTTTATCTTTTCTAACAAGTAAAAATGACATCGATGTTGATATGATAAATATTACTTCTGATTCGGTAAGCGGAAAATTAGACATTGATTTATTTGGAATTTCAATCCTAATAAACAAGAATATGATTGCACCAAGAAGATATTTTACCCTGGCACATGAATTGGGTCATTTCTATCTACACCGAGATAAGAAATCTCAAAGCCCTCAAACTTTTCGTGATACCAGAAAAAGTATTATTGAAGCAAACATAGAGATGTTGAATAACACAATTGATCCATTTGAGCAAGAAGCCAACTTATTTGCTTCAGAAATGTTAATTCCCAAATCTGTTTTATATAGTTTTTTGGCACAAAAATACAATTTTTTTAGAATATCAAAAATTTTAAATGTTTCCCATGAGTGTCTTAAATGGCGTATTGTTAGACAGCTTAAAGAAAAATATAATTTTGATAATGATGATTGTGTTTTACTGGTTGATAACTATAAAGAATTGTCGAAATCAAAATATCAAAAATCAGCTTCAATCTTTTATCTTGATAATCCGAATGTAGATCATCAATATATTTTTAATGGTATTGAAAATAATATTGACTTTCCATGTCCCATTGAACACATGTTTAAAAATTATTTCTACAATAGCACATTAATAATTGATAAAAAAGTAACCTATAATTCAGACGACGATGATATCCTGCCATTTTAAAAATTATAAGGGGATGAATCAATGTGGAAGGACTAAATTATGTTGTCCTAGATTTTGAAACAGCAAATGAATCTCGCGCATCAGCTTGTTCGCTTGGTATGCTCAAAGTCATCAATGGAGATATGGCCGATTCTTATTACAGCTTAATAAATCCAGAAACCTACTTTGACTCCTACAATACATATATTCATGGAATCACTGAAGAGGATGTTATTGGAGCTCCTACCTATCCTGAAATTGCAAATGATATTCAAAATTTTATTACTGGTCTCCCGGCTGTTGCACACTTTGCTCCTTTTGATACTGGTGTAATAAGGGACAGCAATCGAAGATATGATGTCCACTTCGAATTCGATTATTTTGATTCATATTCTCTCTCCAGATCCCTTATAGATCCAAAATTGTTATCCTATAAACTAAATAAAGTTGCTGATCACTTTGGCTACCAATCGTTTGATCACCATCACGCATTGGAAGATTGCAAAGCATGCTCATTTATAGTAAATGAATTAGCCGAAGAAAATAAAATAGAATCGCTAGAAGAACTGATTAAATTAGCTGGCTATCCTCATTTTGGACATGTCAATCCCGATGAAAGTTGGAAACCTTTTAGAAAAAGGTACTCGTCTGGAAGTTCTTCGGACATATTTAATTCACTGGATTTCAGCAAAGCTAAAGATGCGAATTTAGATGGTTACTTCTATGAAAAAAATGTTGTTTTCACAGGAAAACTGCTGAGCATGCAAAGAAAAAATGCCATGCAGCATGTGATAAATGCTGGCGGTACTCCCCAAAAAGGAATTAATAAATTGACTAATGTCCTTGTTGTTGGTCAGGAAGACCCAAAAGTCGTTGGATCAGATGGTAAGTCAAACAAAATAAAAAAAGCAGAGAAGCTATTGTCTGATGGATTGGACATTCAAGTTTTAGGTGAAGACGACTTTCTGAGAATGATAAGTGAATAACAGATAAATTAAATTGTGAGGAGGTGATGCCCTATTTTTGCTACACTATAACTAAGGGGGTGAAACTAATGGAGGATAAAACATTAAAACAGATCATGGATCGTTTTGATCATATGGATGATCTTTTAAGTCAAGTTATTGACCATCAGGGCAAGGCGAACCAAAAACTGGACGAATTGAAAACGACCACAGACACAATCAAAGAACAAGTTGTAAGGAATTCAGAGAAACTGAGCACTCATGATGAACTGCTGAAAGAATTAACTAGGACTCAAGCGTCTATCATAAAAGGTCAGCAAAAACAGGACAAGATCCTTGAGATGCTGGCCATGCGTTCACTCGAACAAGAATCAGACATCAAGGATCTGAAACGCATTAAATGACCCTTAATCATTCCATGAAAGGAGCCAATTCATGGCAACATACACAAAAGTAGGACCGCATAATTGGACGTTCCGGATCCGTCACACGGACAAGCGAACCAAACAGAAGAAAGAATTCAAACGCAGTGGATTCTATTCTAAACCAGATGCTGAAATAGCAGCAGCTGATCTAAAAAAACAGCTTGATCTTGGCTATAAAGAAAATAACCAAGAAACGGTCGTTGAATGTATTGGGCGATGGCTCAAAACGTACAAGCTTGGCAAAGTCGCAAAGAACACGTACCAACTCCATCAGAGTAATTTGAAGAACCACATCGCCCCATACTTCCAAAAGCTACTTGTCACTGATTTCTCGCATCCCCTTTACCAAGAATTCATTAACCACTTGATTGAGGAAACAAAGCTAAGTAAACGATCGATTGAGATCATTCACGGAACTATCTATGGAGCCATGGCACGAGCAAAAATCAATAAAGAAATATTGGACAATCCCTGTGAAGGTGTCATCATTTATTCAGCCCGGGAAAAGAATGAGCGAAAAGCCAAAAAAGAAAAGCCAGCGTTTATCCCCTACGATAAAATCGCTGACTTTCTCGAACAAGCTCTGCTTGACAATTATGATTACTACATCTTCTTCAAGTTTCTCATAGAAACCGGCTCACGTAAAGGAGAAGCCATGGCTCTACGCTGGGAAGATGTTGACTTGAAAAATGGGATCATTAATGTCGAGCACACGATTGACTATGACGCGATGTACACGAATGACAGCCTTTTCAGCGACACCAAGACGGTGAATTCGGAACGTGGGTTCAAAATAACCAATGACTTCTTGATGGAACTCAGAGGACATCAGGTGCGTCAGAACGCCAATAGAGACCGTTTCGGAGGTCTTTATAAGATGGACCTTGATTTAGTCTTCTGCCGTGAGGACGGGTCGCCACATCGCAAATCAACGCTTTTTAATGCATTTCGTAGGGTGCTAAAAAAAGCCGATCTGCCTAACCTCCCCATTCACTCGCTGCGGCATACTCATTCTGTGCTTATGCTCGAATCAGGGGCGATGATGAAGGACCTGCAGATGCGGCTCGGTCATAGTTCAATGCAGATCACAGAAGATATTTATTCACACACGAGCGACATTATTCAAAATGATTCGATCACTAAGTTTGCAAAACATACCGATAAAATTTTAAATCGGCGGTCAAAAAGCGGTCAAAATTTTGAGGGATTGCATGAGACACGATAAACAGCGATTTTGGCGGTCAAAACAAAACCCCTCAAAGCCATACGGCTCAAGGGGTTTCAGCAAATCTATTTGATTAATATTGTTCCATGTATTGATCGCGTTCCCATGGGTGTACTTGAGTACGGAACATATCCCATTCGATTTCTTTTGCATCGTTGAAGTGGGAAACCGTATGTTCGCCAAGTGCGCCTGTGATGACTTCGTCTGCATTAAATGCTTCGACAGCTTCTT